TCTCTGCAAGAAGATACCCGAGAAACAGATCGGCTGCGTCTTCATCGACCCATTCGTTAATGCCCACGCCATTCAAGAGAATGATAACATGGCAGTAAACGCGATTGTGTCGGAAATAAGGCGCGTGGCTGACGAGACAAAATGCGCTATCGGGCTCGTTCACCACATTCGCAAGGGCAATGGCAGCGATGATGCCAGCATCGACAGCGTGCGTGGCGCGGGCAGCCTGATCGGGGCGGCCAGAGCGGCGCGGGTGGTCAACCGCATGTCAGCGGACGACGCCGTGAAGCTGGGGGTCGATGAAGACGAGGCGAGGTCGGTCTTCCATGTTCATGATGGAAAGGCAAACCTCGCCCCGCCAGCAGCCGCTGCTCTTTATCGCAAGATGATCGGAGTGAAGCTAGACAACGGCGAGTGGGTCGGCGTCTGCACGCCCTACAAGCTGCCGGATGCCTTTGACGGTATCAGCGCCAAGGACGCAAGGAACATCCAGAGGATCGTGGCAAACGCCGTCGAGGAGGGCGATGCGTATCGTGAGAGCGTGCAGTCCAAGCGGTGGGTGGGTGTCGCCGTGGCCGACATGATCGGCATCGACATCAGCGACAAGGCAGGCAAGGCCAAGGTCGCGTCCATCGTCAAGACGTGGATCAAGACCAACGTGCTGGCCGTCGAGAGGATCACCGACCCGAGGCAGGCCAGAGAGGTGGCCGTCATCGTGCAGGGCGACTGGATCAGCCACGACGAGGTGTGAGCGAAAATAATTTCGCAAACGTCAACTTTCTTGTTGCATCGTACGGAGCAGGCTTTATAAGTGGTCCTACGAACTAGCAAACAAGGAGACGACCAGATGACCATCGCCCTGATCAAACTGACTTCCTATGAAAACCGCGTGATCCAGTTTTGGAAAGAGAACGTCAACGCCGCATCAGTTACCCATCTTGATGTCCTGATCGACAGCTACAACGAGCATGCCGTTGAGGCGGGTCCGAATGGGCAGTTCTGCGAGTATACCCGCGAAATGCTCGCACCGCTGAAGGCCGAGATCGACGACCGCCTCGAAACCATTCTTGAGCGTTACGCAGATTGGGCCAGCGACTGACCTTCCGGTGACCAGCCCTGCGGGGCTGGCATCCCGAAGGCCAAAACACCAACAAGGAGCAACCACCATGACCAACTACCAGACCCCGACCGCCGAGACCTACGAGAACCTCGACAAGGCCTTCAACCACTTCAACGCGGAACTCTTCGACCACCGCCTGCCGTCGGTTCTCTTCACCCTGACCCGCAAGCGCAAGGCACACGGCTACTTCTGGGCCGAGCAGTTTAAGCACCGCGAAGACAGCGATCCCACCCACGAGATCGCCCTCAATCCCGACACCATGGACCGCACTCTGGACGCCGTCCTGTCGACCCTCGTTCACGAGATGACGCACCTTGAGCAGCAGGAATACGGCACCCCCGGAAGCAAGGGCAACCACAACCGGGAGTGGGTAAAGCTTATGGAGCGCGTGGGCCTCATCCCCAGCAACACGGGCGAGCCGGGAGGCAAGCAGACGGGCCGCCAGATGACGCATTACGTTGAGGCTGGCGGTGCCTTCGAGACGTCCATGCACAAGCTCATTGCCGATGGATTCTCGCTGCCCTACTTCACCCAGCCGCGCCCCGCAGCCGAGAAGAAGAAAGACCTTTCCAAGGTCAAATTCACATGCTCATGCTGCGGCGCAAAGGCGTGGGCGAAGGTCGGAACGAGGATCATTTGTGGTGACTGCGACGAGGAAATGCAGGGTGAACTGTGATAAAAATGTCACCTCACCTTGAAGCCAAAGGTGAGGAAAAGGTGAGGAAAGGTGAGGAAAACATCCTTCCTCCTCACCCCCACCCCCTAAAGGGGGTGTAGGGGTGAGGAGGTGGATGGTTTTGTGACCTGAGGTGAGGAAAAGGTGAGGAAGGTTAACTGATGAGACAGGCAACGAGGACAGGCACGATGGCTCAGAGACCGAAACGCCAGAAGAAAGATGACCGGGTTCTGTTCAAGCAGGCGACGGCGGCTGAAATCAAATGCGACGTCGCGCTGGCTCCCTTCGATAGGGCGGCGGCTGAGATGGACAAGCGCTGGGGCGTGGGCCGACTGCCCGAACTGGTGTCGCCCGACAGCGCGGCGAGGTGGGGCAAGGCGGTGGCTGGACTGAATGCAGCCATTGACGCGCAGGACGCCGACAAGACAAAGTTCTGGGTCGAGATATGCATCCGTGGGTTGAACGCTATGGATGCCGAGGCGGTCGCTCTGGGCAGGCCGATCTCCGACCCGATGATCTGGGAGCATGAGTACGAGGGCACCGTCTACGGCATCATCGAAGACGGCAGGGAGTGGCCAGCCGCCTACGCCAAGCGACCCGGCATCGCGATCCACAGCATGAGGGAAGTTGCTGTCGCCCTGCATGAGCATCGCAACGGGCTGGTCAACACGGTGAAGCTGGCATTCCCCGGAGCCGAGGTCAAAGTTGTCCGCCGACCGAAGGCCGATCTGGAAGATGACATCGACTTTCTCAGCGACGGGGTGATTGAGTGAGCAACACGATCTACATCACCGGCGACACCAAGCAGGATGCCCTCTACCGCGCGCTGGGCGAGGCGCAGAAGGGCGACCGCATCGTTTACCATGTCGGGCAGTGCTGCGGCGGACTGCATCGCTACGCGGCTGCTAAAGCGGAATCTGAAAAGCTGTGCCTGCTCTTCTGCAGGCGGGCTGGCTTCGGCCTCTTCGAATACATCGTCGTGAAGCGGTAATCAGCCGGGCTTCCTTTTCGTCAGCACTGAGCGTATAATGGCCGCCAACCAATCCGCACCGTGAACGACAGAGCGAGGGAAGCATGCCAGCCGGACGGCCTACGAAATACGACCCCTTGATGTGCGACATCGTCATAGCCGCAGGCGAAGAAGGTGAAACCCTCGCAGGAATGGCCGAAGCATGTGATGTTGACAGGGCAACAATTACAAACTGGATGGACGAGCATCCTGAATTTTTCAGCGCCGTAAAGCGCGGACTGCAGCGTGCGCAGGTCTGGTGGGAGCGTCAGGGCAAGCTGGCAACCTTCGGCTCAGTTCCCGGCTTCAACGCGACCAGCTACATCTTCAACATGAAAAACCGCTTCCCGAGCGATTGGCGCGAGAAGCAGGACGTTGACCTCACCTCCTCCGACGGCTCCATGACGCCGCAGGCCTTGAACCTCAAGAACCTCACCGACACCGAACTTGCGGCTATGGCCAAACTCATGGCTAAAGCTCAGGCCCAACCCAAAGAGCAATGAACGCCCAGCTCAGCCCCGAGGTCATGCTAGACCTCATCCGCAAGGAGCAGGAGCGCAGGGCGGCGTCAGCATCGCTTTACGAGTTCGTTCGCCAAGCGTGGCATGTGGTTGAGCCCGGCGTCCCGTTCATTCCCTCGTGGCACATCGAGGCGATCTGCGAGCATCTTGAGGCTGTCAGCGCAGGCGAAATCCACCGCCTGCTGGTCAACATCCCGCCCCGCCACTCCAAGTCGACGATCGTCAGCGTCATGTGGCCGATGTGGGAGTGGCTCACCGATCCGGCACAGAAGTTCCTCTGCGCGTCCTACTCGGGCAACCTGTCGATCCGCGACAACTTGAAAGCCCGGCGCCTCGTGCAGTCGCCGTGGTATCAGGAGCGCTGGGGCCACATGTTCAGGCTGGCAGGCGACCAGAACGCCAAGCAGCGCTTCGAGAATGATCAGACCGGCTACCGCATCGCCACCTCGGTCGGCGGCACGGCAACGGGTGAAGGCGGCTCGCGCCTGATCCTCGACGACCCGCACGGCGCGCAGGATGCCCAGTCAGAGGCCATGCGAGAGTCGGCGCTGGAGTGGTTCGATCAGGTGTGGTCGACCCGACTGAACAACCCGAAGACCGACGCCATGGTCACCGTCATGCAGCGCCTGCACGAGAAGGACATCAGCGGCCACATCCTTGAAGACATCGGCGGGTGGGAGCACATCTGCATCCCGGCTGAGTGGGACGGCGCGTCTCGCAAGACGGTTCTCGGCCCGTACGATCCACGCAAGAAGATCGGCGAGCTGATATGCCCGGAGCGCTTCGGCGAGAAAGAGATCACCACCCTCAAGCAGCTGCTTGGCGAGTACGGGACGGCTGGCCAGCTGCAGCAAGACCCGACCCCGAGCGGCGGCGGCATCCTGAAGACGGACTGCTTCCAGCTCTGGCCAGCCGACAAGGGGCTGCCGCAGTTCGAATACATCCTGCAGTCCTACGACTGCGCCTTCACCGAGAAGACATCGGGCGACCCCACGGCCTGCTCGGTATGGGCGATCTTCACGCACAACAACGAGCGCAACGCCATGCTCATCGATGCGTGGGATGAGCATCTGTCTTACCCTGATTTGCGCAACCGGGCGATCAAGGACTGGGGCACAGAGTACGGCGGCACGACGGTCAAGGACGGCATCAGGCGCGCACGCAAGCCCGATCGCATCCTCGTCGAAGCCAAGGCCAGCGGGCAGTCCCTGCTGCAAGATTTGCGCCTAGCGAAAGTGCCTGCGGTCGGGTATAATCCGGGCATGGCGGACAAGGTCAGCCGCGCGCATCAAGCCGCGCCGACCTTGGAGCTGGGGTTGTTGTGGGTGCCGGAGAGCGGGAAAAACCGTGGGCACGCTGTGAGTTGGGCGCAGCCCTTCATGAAGCAGCTCAGCAAATTCCCGGTGGCCGACCATGATGACTACGTGGACACGTTCACTCAGGCGATCATCTACCTGAAGAACGACGGATGGTTCGAACTGCCGCAAGCTCGTGACCGTGACGAGCCCAAGCAATACAAGCGCGAGAAGGGAAATCCTTATGCCGTCTAAAGAAAAGCCAGTCTGGGACAAGAAGCGGCCCAAGGGTCTCGGTGAGAGCAAGCCCCTCTCGGACAAGAAGAAAGACAGCGCCAAGCGCATGGCCGAGGCTGCGGGCCGCCCCTATCCAAACCTCGTCGACAACATGCGGGCCGCGAGGAAGAAATGATCGACAAAGACAGCCTGCCGCTCGACAAGCCGCGCCGCACGCCCGACCACCCGACCAAGTCTCACGTGGTCAAGACGCGAGTTGACGGCAAGGAAAAGATCATCCGCTTCGGGGAGCAGGGTGCCAGCACGGCAGGCAAGCCCAAGGAGGGCGAGTCGGATCGCATGAAGCAGAAGCGCGCCTCCTTCAAGGCTCGTCACGCAAAGAACATCGCCAAGGGCAAGTCGAGCCCGGCTTACTGGGCGAACAAGGTCAAGTGGAAGACTGGGGGCGCTGTGGGGCTTGAGGAACTGGACGAGAAGTACGAGGGCATCAAGAAGCCCGACTTCTCGCTGCTTGAATCGTTCCAAGATTTGATCCGTACGCTGCAAAGCAAGGCCGCAGATGCGGGCACGCAGGAGTTTGATCCCCTGCGCGCTCTGGGCCGCAGCGGTGCAGCCGGAAGCTTGGAAGACCTTTACGAGGCCTAC